TTTGTAACACAAACACCTAGTTCATTTACAACCTCTCTGATACCCAATGCTTCTGTGAATTTCCATGCTGCTTCTTTAGAAATATAGCCTTCCAATTTCTTGATATCTTCAAGTTTAAGATCGACTAGATACTTCTTAGTTTCTAAATCTTTCTTGAATTTGTCTAGTTCAAGTTGAGCTTGTTCATAAGCTTCTTTTTGAATTTGATTTAGACCACCTTCTAATTCTGCACTTTCTGTTGTTTTTACGATTTCCATTTTACTTTTTTATTTGTTCGTTATAATAGTTTTTAATTTTATCTGATTCCCAGATTTCGTGATATTTATGACAATAATAAATGAATTCTTTTTTACAGCTTTCAAGTTCATCACCTTTAATTTCTACTAATTGTACACCATCTGGATTTGATAACCAAATTTCGATTCTGTCCACTTTTCGTTTATGAATCTCTTCAAATGCTAAAGTATAGGCTCCACCTTGTAAACTATATTTGTGTATAGTCTCAGCATCTCTAATTCCTGAAGCACTTTTAAAGTCTACAATGACTATTTTATTTTCATTGTCTAAATATGCAAAATCCGTAGTACCAGCAAATAGATATGTTTCAGAGTATAAAAATCCTTCAGATAAAAGAATCTTTTTTACTTTATCGAATTGTCCACTGTGATAGAGATTATAAAATAATGCTCTTCCACCGTCTACTAGAGGTTTTTCGATGTCATTCAATAATTCATCAGTGCTTTTTCTCTGTGTATACAAAAGACACTTTTCAGAGTCTCCCATATTCTTCATGCATATAACATAATTCTCCAAGAATTTATGCATTGCTGTTCCCTTAAGTGCTGCTTTCTGGCCTATTTCTGCTAATCTATCCTTGCCTATAGATTCCTCTATTTCTTTTAATCTCTTAGATGGTATTAATGATAAAATAGTTGTAACAGAGGGTAAAAATTTAGGGTCTTCTCCTTCTATAACATAAGCTCTTCCCCATTGTGTATCTAATCGTTTTAGTTTTTTCAAATTATGCTAAGTAATATTCCGATAGGTAGAGCAACATTAGTTACTATCCATTTTAGTGTAAGATTGTTAAAGTATGGAGTGTAAACCACAAGATATGATCGAGAATTTGCGATTTCTTCTACTGTGGGAATTATTATTTCTTGTAATCCTAGTTTAGAAAGGTACATATTTAGTGGACGCATCTTATCTAGAATTTTCAATTTTTTCATATCTTCCATTTCACCCATATCTTCCTCTTTCAAAGAAAGAACTGTATAGATTCTATTGTAAATATCTGTTCTAAGATTAAAGTTTTTCCACTCTTCAGTCTTTTCATTCTTTTCGATTGTAGAAAGAATAAAGAGAAAATTAGATATTTCTCTGAATACAGATTGGGTCTGTTTAAATCCTATCATAAATATTATTTTCTATATTATAGTGCATCTACCTCATTGTTCAGAACAGGAGTCTTCATCGATATAAGGGCGATATTTTTTATGTTAATATCATTCGTCGTGGTAGCTCTTTTCTTATCTATCCATTTATTTCGCACTAGTTTTTTCGCAACATGGATTCTGCTTCTTACTGTGTTAATTTTGATACCTCTTTTTTCAGCTATTTCTTCATACTTAAGCTTATGAATTTCTCTGTCTTGTAAAATATCTCTGTATGGAGAAGGTAAATCGTCTATTTCTGCCATAACTTCATCATATACTGTATCAACTTCGATGTTATCGACATCGTCATAATACTCATAATCTGGATTGACGGTCCACTCATCTTCTTCTGCTGGTTTCACTTTAATATTACTTTCTTCCATTGCATTCAATGAATATGTAGCATTTTTTCTTCTAAGCTCCATTAAACATTCATTTTGGCATATTTTGTATACCCATGTACTGAAATTCCATCGTGGATCGTACATGTCGGCAAACACGAACGCTTTAGATAGTGTAATAGCAAGTATTTCATCAATAGTTTCGTCGTCTTGATGGTATTTTGTGACCATTTTTCTTAGGCCTGGTTTCAATCTATGATAAAGTTTATTAAACGTGACTTCAGTTCGTTGTTCAACAAAATTCATTGCAATGTCTTGTAGAGATTCTTCTTTTTTCATTATGCGAGCGTATTAAGTAATTTGAATAAAATAACAAAGATTTTTTAAAGAGTAAATGTGTGTAAAAAATTTAAAAAAAATAATGAGTGTCATGCTTTTCACACATAGCAGTAAATATACTAAGTATATTACCTATTAATCTAACAAAGAAAATTCATACAGGAAACTCTATGTATTGGACCAAATACCTGTAGTGAAAACAACATCTTTTTTTTCATTGTCATGTCTCTGGTCATCAGACCACATACCAGTGTCAACAGTCTTTGTTTTCTTAACGTCGTCCAGTGCGGTTCTTATTAATTCAAAGCCTTTATCGCCCTCTTGAGGTGCAACAACGTATTTAGGCCCTGTGTAAGGAACTTGAGAAGTTTTTACGAATTCAGCGAAGGTTTTAAGTCTCATATTAGAATGAATTTGGGAGTTTCTTTACTAGCTCTTGTACGGCTAGAGTTAAATTGCCAGTTTTTTCAGCCATAGAACTATTTTGTTGAACCATGATCTGTATTTCTGTAAATAGCATATCGATTTTAGTCATTAAGTTAGCAGTAGTAGCAGGTACAGGTTTAGAATTATCTGTCTGTTGTCCACCAGCAGAAGTAGGCGTATAAGAAGGATGTGCAACTACCATTAAAGCTGCACTATCAGCAATCTTTTTAGCAGATTCTGCGACATCTTTAAATCTTGTAGTATCAAGATCAATCATCTTCTGCAATTCAGCAGTTATCTTTTCGAAATTCTTTATAGATGGTTCAGATATTCTAGCTATTCCATCAGCAAATATTCCCGTATCAGAAGCTATTTTAGAAAATGGACTACTTAACTTTATCATGTTCCCATAATTATTAGCTAATCCATTTGTAAAACTAATGAATGATCGGTATTGCCATATATTTCTACTGAGCTTATCGAAATTAGTACCCATTACAGCTAAAGTGCTTGCAAATCTTACTAACGGATCCTGTAATTTTATGAATGCGTCAACGAATACTGCAAAACCAGAACCTCCGACAGATACACTTTTTAGTACATTACCTAATCGTTCAAATCTCGTTAATGAATCATCAGTTAATGAACTAGACTGTATATTATTTGCCATATCAGTAATAGAACTGGAGATAGCTGATATAGCATCAGTTTCAAGATTCTTTACTTTTATAGGTTTCATCTTACTGTAGATGTTACTGATACTGCCTAGATTTTCTGCAATTCCTCTGAATGTTTTAGTCAATTCATATGCAGCTTTAGCTTTATCTTCAGCATCTTCAAATGCACTTAGATCAAGTTTTGTGAATACGCTAGGTAAAACATTCAATACAGAGCTTATGCTTCTTATAATACCAGGGATATTTATAGCCCCGTATTTTGTAGGTCTTCCGTCTGGACCATATTCGATTGGAAAATGATTCATGTTGGCGAAAGAAGTAATACCACCTGCTAAGTCAGATATTACTGAACCCATTCCAGAAACTGCATCTATACCTTTTTTGACATCACTTTTACCCATCCCAAAGAATCCTCCGGGATATTTTGCACCAATTGAACCGAAAATGTTAGCCAATGCATATAAAATTCCCGGGTTATTAGAATCTAAACCGTCACCTAATAATGATTTTTGAATGCCAGCTACAATAGTAGATAATTTAACTGATTGCCAAGATAGACCACCTTTACCGTTAGCCGTCTGTACTGGGAAATGGTCAGGATCAGAGAATGCAGCAATTCCTCCTGCTAATTCTTTAAGTATTTCACCCATTCCACTTACCATCTTGATACCTAATTGAACAGGATCAGTTCCGGTAATTGCTCGAAGCATACCAAGTCCTAAAACTCCAGCACTTCCACTATTATCAGTGTATAATTTCTTGAAACCATTTGTTAATGCTGGTATTATGCCTTCTTCTCCAAATAATTTATCAGTAAAGTCCTTAGGATCAGGAATTTTACTGATTGCATTAGCAGCAGATATTAATCCGGCACTTATAGCGATGAGTGAAGTTCCTAAAAGTAATGCAGTTACTGAACCGATGAGTATAGGAACAGATAATATTGACATTTTAGCAATTTCTTTACCTAATGCGAACATGATTCCCATGCCTTTCATGGTTTTCTCTTTCTCATCATATAGTCCCATCTTCATTATCGCTTTCGTAGACAGAGCAAATAGAATTAAACCTACTGAGAATAGTCCTAATGAAGCTCCTACTATACCTAATGCTATGGCGCCTATACCTATTGGTGCTGCTAACAGACCAATTCCAGCAAATAATACACTCATACCACCGATTATTGCAACTGCACCGATAGCAGCTTCTTTGTAATCATTTTTGAATAAAGCCATCACTCCTTTTAGAGCTAGTGCATATACCATTATTCCAGCTGAAAATAGTAATAAAGATGCACCTATTAGACCGATTCCTATTGCTCCAGCGACTATAGAAGGTAATTCAGCTCCTATTATGCCGAACATTATAGCCATACCTCCTAATATTGCAACAGTTCCTATAGCAGCTTCTTTATAATCATTTTTGAATAAAGCTAGAACGCCTTTTAGAGCTAATGCAAATATTAAAATTCCTACTGAGAATATAGCTAGACCTGCACCAATAGATGCCACACCTAATGAACCTTGTACTATATCTTTACCAAGTTTACCGATAAGTTCAAACATTAATGCGAATGCACCAATGACTAATACAGACAGTAATGCATCTGTCATAGAAAACTTAGAAAAAGTATACGATAATAAAAGCATAGCACCTGAAAAGAAAAATAGTCCTACAGATAATCCAAGTATTATTGTCAATGCACCTTGTGCGATATCTTTAGAAAGTTTCCCAATTAAATAAAATGCTAATCCGTATGCCGCAAGCAATAACATTCCACCCAATAAATCTTTCATTGGAACTAACATCATTACTAATGAAATCGTAGCTATACCAGCAGAAAGTGCAATTAAAGCTATACCTATTCCTTGGACAGCTTTTGCACCCTTATCAATATATTCAGCTCCTTTACCTAATACGATAAATGCTCCTGCTACAAGCATAGTTATAGCCGTTACTCCTAAAAGTGTAGTAACAGGAACTAATGATACTAATAATGCCATAGTAGCAAGACCTGCTGTAAGCATAACTAATCCTTTACCGATTATGCCTATTGCAGCAAACCCATCTTTAAATTCTGATAATTGGGTACCTAGACTCGCAAACATCTTTATGACTAACCATGCAACTCCAGCACCTATCATAACTAAAGGAGCGATAATAGATACTAATGCCAATGTAGCCATAGCTTTCCCTATATTCGCAAGCCCAGAGATTAAGAGGTGTATACCGATACCTGCTTGTTCCATCTTTTTAATGTCACTATCTGAAAATCCATTCATAGCTGACACTGCTCCATCAATAATTCTCTTAACTACTGGGTCTTTGCCACCAAATAGTACTTTACCAGCAAGCGCTATTTTTGCTATACCCATTATCGATAAGTTAGCAAACGTATTTACAAATGTAGATATAGATGTGGCTGAATTACTCAAAGAATCCAACTTAGTAGAATCGATGTTACCCGTAATAGAAACTAATTCAGATAAAAAGTCGAGTATTACTGATCCATTAGTTGATATCGATTTATTCTTAGCAGATAACGCATCAGATATTAGTTTTATACTTGTTGCCATACCAGCCAGTACAGCAGAAGAATTCATAGAGGCACTTGGATCTGCCGCAGCATTAGATGTATTAGCTTTTGCTTCAATAGCATGTAAGCTTTTTTCCATTGATCTGGAAATACCAATGAGTGTGTCGAGTTGTTTGTCTTGTAGAGCCAAAATTGCAGGTTTATTTCGTATTATATATCTAACACACAAAAAGGAAGAGCAAAACTCTTCCTTTTTGTTACAATTTAAAGTTCGGTAATGATGGCAATGAACTTGCTATACCTCTTTGCATACTACTCATCTGTGAATTAATATTCAGATTCGGTACTTGTGAATGTTGCCCCTTTTCTTGTTTCTTCCTTTCATTTTCTTCTTCTTCGCTGAGAATTTTCAATTCATCCAGCATAATCTCCAATTCATAAAATGGCATCTGTTCAACCTCTGAAGGTTGGCATCTGACATATTTAAGAAGTGATGCTTTAAGCTTAAAGTAATTTTGAAGAGATATCTGAAACAAGGAAAAGACTTTTGATTCCTCCTCGAAAGTTAATTGGTAAAGCTGTTGCCTCCCCGCATACAGAACAGTTGTTTAAGATTTCAGGTTTGATAGTTTCCTGCATATGTTTAACAAACCAGTCTGCTACAGAAATCTTATCAGTTCCCCAACTATATGAATCTTGTAAAGCTTTTGTGTAATATGCATCATTTAATCCTCTCCAGTCAGAAAATAAAAATGGTGCCCATTTCAAAAATGCTTTATCATATTCTACTTTATTCTGAATTTTATCTTTCACGTATCCTTTGATATAATTCATGACACCTAGAGAAGGTAGATATAATTTCAATTCTTCGCCATTAGTAAGTTTAAGATGGAAACATCTTTCATCTTCATTAAATCTAGTGGCCAATTCAGGTGATGGAGTATAGTACGATAGCATCTCTTTAGAGATACTGCGTTCATCTACAGTTCCACAATTACTACAATTGAAAGAAATATTCAACTGATTCTCACCTTGTTTGAATGTCAATTCACGGATGGCAAATACTAAGAAAAATCTGTCAATTTCTTTAATATCTTTATATGATGCTATCGAATTACCGAATTTTATCTTACAACACTTTTCAATAATCTTGTTCAGTGCATCATCCATGTTAAAAATATCTTCCTCATCTATAGTAGACCAGTGTCTAATTTCAGCTGCCATAGCAGATCTGATAGTAATTTCAGTTGAAGCTGGGTAATAAAGACCTTGAGAAGGTAAAGTATCTGGTTTTACTCTAATCCAACCGATATCATGTACAAGATGTGTGGGTTCAGCTGTTTTAGATACATTTACCTTTTCCTTGGGTTGATTCTGTGACTCGAAGATTTTTTTAGCTTCATCTTCTGTACTAGGAACAAATGTTTCGCTCATTATTTTTCTATGTTTATGTATTTATAATCGTACGCATATGCGTATCTGATTTATTTAAAATTATAGTATACGTCCGTAAAAGTTCAGACACAAAAAAGAGGGAACTTACATTCCCTCTTCGTTTATATAAAATGATTCTGTTACAAAGTTGTATCGTCAAAATAATCAGCTCTGAATGTAAAACCAGTGATGGTGTATTTATCAGTAGAATTATAATCTAATTCAATTGCGTTGATATTAGTAGTAGGCCATACAGTTGGGAAAGAATAAGTTCTGAATACATCACCAGGTCTGTTGTATACTACGATAGTCATTGGACCACCAGCATAGTCAGCTTTTAAGTGTTGCATACCTGTATTTGTATCAAAGATTTGATTACACCAAGCTTTAAGACCTTTGTACATATACATAGAATTAGTGTCATCTAAGTTTACCTCAAAATCTATTGCGATGTCTACAAAAGTTTGATCAAGTTTTGAATTTGCATAAGAGCGAGTCCATCCTTTATATGTCTGTTGAACACCTGCTGCAGGTGTCTTATCGACATCCAAACCACTAACCTTGATAACCTGTTCCATCAATAAAGATGTTGACCAGTTACCTAGACCAGCAGGAGGATTTATAGTAACCTCAAATAAGTTATTATAAACGGGTTCCCAATTCTCCATTGAGGCTCTTGAATTTCTATAGTGCGGAAGTTTAGCCATGTTGCTTTTATTTTCTTTTTTTCTAGTTAGTTTTAAAGGAGCTTGAAAAAATCCAAGCTCCTTTTATTTTTATGCAACTGTAAATCCACCAGATGAAATCTGGCCAGTTTTTAATACAGTTACTCTATTTATGAATTTCTGAGCACCTTTGACTGGTTCAACGCCGATATCAATTATTGCAAAATTCTGATCGATTACTTCACCGGTGTTATTTCTACCGTTCATTACTGTAGCATAGTCATATATACCACCAGCTGTCTTAACGTTAGCTAAGAATTTGTCAACGATAGTTTTAATTTCTAGACGTGTAGTTGAATCGTTAAATTCAAATACATAATTACCCAAGATATCTTCAACAGATTCTTCTATTGTGATAAGTAAATCACGAACGTGTAAGCTATTGAATGCAGTATTAGTTTTTTGATAAGCAGTTTGATTACCGTAGATTTGGAAACCTGTGTTATTTCTAAACACGATTGGATTCCATCCAAATGGCTCTAAATAACCTCTATCTGTATCAGTAAAGTCATACTCAAGTGATACCAATCTAGGATTCGATAGAATACCTCTTCTTGGACCAGCTGCAATTGAATAAGGTTGACCGTTCAAGAACTTTCTAATAAAGTTGTTTGATACATCAGCTGCGGGAGGAATAGAAATATTCTTGTTATTTTCTTTGATAACCAACCAAGGAGCAAAGAATCCAGCAAATTTAGCACCATTATCTTCGTCAGGTAAACTATAAGTGTAAGATGGTCCTAGTGATAGATTTCCACCTTGTGAAATATAGTAAGTACTTAATACAGGTTTTGGATCAACTAAAGTTGGTACTTCAGTAAATCTAGGATCAGTACTATCAATAAACTCTTGAATAGCAGGAGCATTGATAATAGCTAAACATTTCTGTCTGTTCATAGCCAACTTAGATAGTAGATTTTTTGGATAAGATTGTGCATCTAAACCACCGTTGAAGGTATCTACGATATATCTGTAAGTTATCATATTTCTATCTGCTAATGCAACAGATAAATTAGAAACAGCAGGATCTAAAAGACCAAGAATTTTAGCAAGTTGAGTTTTTGAACCAGGTAAATGGTATGTTCCCAATTTGAAACCAGAAAGATAAGTGAACTGAACATTTGTTGCAGCTTCTTGAATCTTCTTGAATCTTGTTATGAAACCGTCTTGTATATGTATTCTTTGGTTAGTAGTTAATTCATAGCCATTAGTTACTTTTCGTTTTGCTATAATTCTAGTTAATACAAATTTACTTGAATCACCTGAATTTTCAGGGTCGGCTACCAAATATTGACCAACCTCAGCTTTTGTTCCATCTTCAGTAGAAATATAAACTTTTGTTCTAGTAGAGTTAGAAGTAGCGTTTAATTCAATGCTAGTTTCGTAATCTCCTACGATAGAATAAATTTTTAGCGCATTAGCTAATGTAGAACCATTTGATTCGCGAATATCTGAAATGTCCCAATCTCCATCAAATGGTACAAGATAATCTGCAGTAGTCCATGCGAAAAGCTCAATATATTTCACATTTTGAGGATCTCTAGAATACGTAGCAGTTAAATAATGAGGATTTTGTGAATTTGTATAAACTAAATCACCATTTGCAAGAACTCCAGTGTTAAACTTCTTGTATAAATCAGATCCTTCATATGCAATGTAGCTATTCGTTACATCAGATAGATATTGTACTTTATCGGGTGCTACTACTAATTTGTAACCACCTGTTGCACCGATTACATCTAGAGCAGAACCATAATGTATAGTATAAGTCGTATCTATTTCAGCAAGATTAGCAGCGCCATTGAAATTAACTGTATCAATAGTTAGTATCGTGTTAGAACCTGTTTGACCGATATCGTTGGCACGGAAATAAAATCTTACACCAGCCTTTTCAGCATATACGAAATCTCCAGCTGCAATATTAGAGCCAGTACCTGCAATATGGATTTCACCATTATTTTTTGCAAATATTGGTGCAGTTAATGAACCTTCAGATGCTTTATCAGGATGTGAAATTGAAATCTTTATAAAATCTGCAGTTTCAGTTATTGTATCAACTGTAGCTGTTTTAGTTCCAGTTTGATCTAATAGTAAAGAGCTTCCAGCTTTTAAAGATGTGAAATAACTAATTTCTGCATTAGAAATTAACGATTTATCCAATACTAGTAAGTTATTAAATTTACCAGTGTTTGTAGTACTATAGAAACTTTCAAAGTGTGCTCCTTGATTAGTTGATGGACCAGTGTAACCATATGTCCAGTTTGTAAATGAACCGCTATTGAACGATCCACTAATTACAGTGAAATCAGGTTTTGCTTGGAAATCAAATGTTTCTTTAGCAGCAAAGTTATACGATAAGAAATCTACAGTATCTACAGCGGCATTATTTATCATTGTATGACCGATAACATCTAGTCTTCCCATTGCTTCTGTCGCAGTAGGATCGTAGTTATTTAGTGCATTTCTATCTAATGCAACGAACAAACCAGTCGTTGCAAAATTACCATTGATTATAGTATCAATTGAATAGTTTACACCATTGTCATCTACTAAATCAGGAATTAATGATCCTTGGAAGCTACCGATAGTTACAACATCAGGAGAATTTAAAAAAGCTTGAATTTTATCTTTTTTAAGTCCTTTTGAATCAAAGTATTGTGCAAATACTGGATCGATACTTAACTGTGCGTTATTTGTCCAGTCTCCTTGTACAATATCGACTTGTACAAAATATTCAGATATATAATCGAATTCTTTTATATAATCTGGAACATTTCCTGCACCGAACCATTCTCTAGCAGTCAAATTAAATCCTGTTAGATCACCAGTTTTTCTTACAATGATAGAAAAAGGAATTTGTCCTAGATTAACGACAGATAATAATTTACCAGCATTAGCTGATTGTTCTTTGTTTGCCAACAGATAAGCTGTATCAGGGAAGAAAAATCTTTCCTTGTTAAAATACGAGCTGTATAGTTTGTTTACTGTTGTCCCATTTGCTTCTGTAGCACTAAGAGAGAATGATTTGAATGAGTCATAGTCTGGGTTAGCGCTTTCAATGTCATTATTTAATGGCATCAGTGCAATTGCAAAACAAGGACCTGTTTCTAGACAAGTAAATAGAGATCTGTGAAAGAATGATCCTCTAGCTTCCAATGTCTTATCAATTTCACCAAAAATCCTTTTAGCAGTCTTTATGTCTTGACAGAACACCGGTGCGTTGATAGGACCTTTTCTAGAGAACCCTACAACGAGTCTTGTAGTCTGTGTGTTTAAAACGATGCTCTCTGTCTGATCGAATTCTAGAGTGTAAACTCCAGAAGCTTTGAACTGACTAAGATCGAGTCTTATTTTCGCCATGTTTATGTCTTATTTATTTTAATTGAATATGAAATTCTGCGAATTTTTACTATATATTATAGATCAGTCTTTTATTTCTCTATCGGTTATCACATAAATTCTTTTACGTAACTTATGTCATCACGTTTTTCATCATTGAGCTGACTTAATTCTACTACTGCAGTCTTAAAACGATCAGTTGCAGTATCTATCATATCTTCTACAACATAGCCAAAATCTTCAGATAAACAAAATGTTGCACCATACATTGTAGTTACTGCTACGTCATCATATCCTGACTGTGATGAATACGATCCTTTATTGTTTATACCGAATGCACTTAGTTCATTATACGTGGTCTCTTCTGTGACTATTATTCGTTTTTCTAGTACAAGCTTTCTCAATTCACGACAGAACATCATCTTATTATGTTGGTACAATCTTATACCCATCGAGAAAAATCTTGCCTTTTCATTATGTCTAGTATGTAAGAATATCTCATCGTAATAGTTTTCATTTTTACGCAGTTTTTCTACAAAATAATCGCCTTTGAAGTTCATTTCTAGCGCAACTTTTATGTTCTCTGTTTTGAAAACTTCGAAAAATAAAATTTCGGCTATCTGTGCCACATCTTCTACAGCCGTAAGATTCGATCTATACATGCCGACTTGTCTTAGTCTAAAGAAACTTCGTTCATCTTCAATTCTATCTTTTCTCAATTTTCTCATAGAAGCTATACTCATCTCTTCTATTTTAAAGATATTAATTACTGAAAAATCTCGCCCTACTCCATCGGCTAAATCGACTGTAAATGTAAATTTATCTGTATCTTTTATCTCATCTAAATTAAAGTCTGGATGCCACTTTAAGTCTTTATATTTTATATCGCTGAATTCGAATGCATCAATCTGTTTCCATACATATTTCTTTACGATCTTTTTTAGATAACGTAATGAATCAGACGTTAACAACAATGAATCTGATGAAATAAATTGGTTACCGTACTCTTGATTGAATAGTTCTTCGGAACCCAAATTGGCAATTTCTCGTTTCTTCCAATTTTCATCTCTACCTGGTACTTGCCACCAATCTACACGGAATGCAGAATACTCATTCTTGCCATCTTGTCCGGGTTCTTTCAGAGCATTTGAATAAATTTCCCAGAACTTATTTTGACCATTAGCGGTCGAGGTTATGATTACACGTGAAATCTGTGATGATGAAAGTGTAGGATATACAGAACGATAGAACGGTTCAATAAAGTTACCATGGATATGGGCAAACTCATCCATGAATAATAAGTGTAATGTAAAACCGATAGCTGCAGTTTTAGTAGTACTCTGACACATGATTCTACATCCATTGTCAAATTTCATTGTCATTACGTTATTCTGAGCTATGCCAGGTTTCATGAAGAACGGTAATCCCTTTATGACAGATTTTGTCTTGTCAACGATTTCAGCAGCAGTAGCACCTTTATTCGCTAATACCATGACATTCTTTTCAATATTGAATAAAACGTACCATGCTATAAATATACCAGTCATAACAGTTTTACCAATTTGTCTACTAGCTAGTACAACAGACCATCTATTATGTTGATAATGGCGTAATAAATCTTCTTGATACGGTCGTAAAGTGATTCTTCGTATGCCTTCATCAGTCATTGATACGGCATAATTATTTGCGAAATAGACAATATCATTTGCACATTTTACAAGCTCTGAAAGTTCATAGTCTGTGTACTCGTATACTAGATCAGCTCCCTTAAAGTCGATATCACCTTCATAAAACGGGGAGCCTCCTATTGGGGGATTTCCATTCTCTATCTGTGCACGTAATTCATTAACAAGCTCAGTGTTCCAAACCCTTATTTTTCCATGTTGTTGACCAGATCGTTGATTTTGTTTAAGATTTCTATTTGTTAATGGTTGATTCATGTTAAAATCCAAATTTTGTAGACATGATTAGACCGCGTTTATTTGTCATAAAGTCTTTTAATGACAAATCACTGTTTAACCATGCATCTAGCAAATCTTTATCGTAGATAATAGTACACTCTTCTGCTGATATTGAAGGAGTATCTTCAAATACATATCTCTCTTTGACATTTTTCGGGGCATATTCGATAGTTTCTAACTTAGCACAATGTCTACAGTAGAAGCTTAGATCTATTCTTTCAGGTGCTCCCTTTAATGTCTTTAACTCATCACAGTTAAGAAGAAGTAATGTACCACAAATTATACGTGGACCTCCTTCTAATGATTCAATATGAGAATTAGCACAAGAAAAATATCCATCTACTGTACCAATCTGTAACGGTAAAAAAGATTTAGCTGTTACTTTGCTAGTTCCTAACCATTCTAAATTACCATGTACATCAACTTCACCCTTTTCATTGATAGTATACGGTTCCTTTTTTGAGGTAGGGTTTTTTATGAGTGACTTTAATTCTTGTATCGTCATTTTATTTCTTCAAATTTATCTTGTCCTTGCTCTTTTATAGCATCATGTAAAAGTCCGATAAGTCCTCTTGTTCCTCTAAATTTAGAGCTATCTTGTTGTCCCATGACTTCTACGTCACCTTCTCCGACTTCTAGAACTTTTTCTGCTTTAGAATTTTCATAGTCAAATTTAAGATTCTTGTAATTGTTTTCCATTACAACCATGAATTGTGCTAAATGTTTTACTATCTCCATTTTTGATTTCTGAAGAGAAGCTAAAACTTCAAATGATCTAGCATGTAAATTACCGTTATCAATTTCTTCCAGTAATTTTTTTATTGCATGTTCAGAGGTTTTCATTTGGGATATTAAATCGGATACTGTCAATTTATCGACCGACATCTTTTGTTTAACATATTCATGCTCCACTACAAACTCTACAGGCAGATAAAGTAATACCACTGATTCTACTATTTCTTCTGCTTTATTGTCAGTTTCTTGTTGTAATACGGCATAGTTAAGAGGTTTAATTGAACTCATAGCAGGCAAATCAACTTTACCAGCTTCTTTTACTTCGGCTAAATCAGTCCGTAAAATTGTATTTTCGAGGTCTTCAGCGATCTTTTTTAAATGATCCATGTGCTCGTTCGTTGTATTTCGGTTAGTTTTCATTAATGTGTATATGAAATGTAAGGTAATCTTGATTGTGGAATAGCGTTATCGATTATTATTGCGTTATTTGCATCTTTAACGATATTCTGATTAAGCACTAGTGATTGTTTGTCTGTTTCGATCTTCTGTGACCAAATTCTTATGTTAGTTAAATCCATATCAGATGCTGGTATAGTATAATTGTATAGTGAGCTTCTGTCTTGTTTAACAATATTCTTATCTACTTTACCGTATACTAATTTTAAGTCAGAAGAACCACTCTGTGTTTCCCAGATATTCATAGTTAGTTGTGAAAATAGATTACTCATACTTACACAGATACTATACCATTTATCAGTACTTAAGTTTGGTTGAGTATTTGGGATAGCATAGAAATAACGTGTATCGTTAAATGTCGCTTGAACGTATCTTTTACCCCATAATTCTAGTTTTGTACCCTTATTGTTTAACATAGAATCGATGAATACTCTTGGTTGAGAAAGCTCAATGTACCAGCCAGAAGCAGAAACCCATGATGAGTTCCAAGACGGATAAGACAGATTCAAGTAATTTGCTATTCTATCATCTACATATAATTTTATAGTTGATCGATCAATAACTTCTATAATTTTGGCATAAACTTCGATAGATGCATTTGACTTCTGAATAGAAATAAAGTCTCCTATCAGATAATCATGTGGTCTATCTAACGATATTATCGTTTCTTTTGAAGCTGGTGAATATGGTGAAGATATACGTATTCCACAAGTAAAACGTTTATTTGAATTTATTCTAAACCAAGTAGAATATGATCTATCACTATTTATGTCGAAACTAGATATAGCAGAATACTTTACAGATTCTGGCTGATAGCTTTGTGCTGTGTAATTATTGCATTTGAATATTGATACATCAGTTCCATCGATATATTCCTCTGCGAACATTTCCATGTTCGATGTATAAAGGAATATGCTAAATATTGGATGATTTGTTTGCAGTGAATTTTTACCTGCATAGACTTCGAAATATGGGTGTCTATCTCTGGTAACTCCTACATACTTAAACTTCTTAACTGAACTATGATCATCTAATGATAATGTATTTTTCGGTCTAGCATAATATGTCTTATTTATGACTAAAGTTTTCACTATATTATCGGGCAAATCTAATTGGACTATATTCTCCGTCAATGTAGAAGACAATTTATAGAAATGTTCAGCTATAATCAAATAGTTATTCATAAACTGTTCTTCTATTATATCTGTTAAAGGCGATAAGTAATCTCTAGTTACGTCTGATATAGTAGTAGGTTCAACGAACTGCTGAGGATTAGATACTGCTTCTGCTTCTTCTTTTTGTGCAATTCCAAATAATTTTTCTACACTTACTGACATAGATTCCAAGTCATCTAAACTTGATGATTGTTCAGAATTACTCTTTGGTTGCCATTTGATAAGCGTGGCTTTAAAATATAAAGGCTCATTCATGAAGTCACGAAATATAGTAGAACTAGATATTTCATAGATACGATTAGTTCGTGGGAAAAATATCACATCTCGTTTCTGTGGGCCTGAACCTTCACCGAAAATTGATTGAAAGTAATCTTTGTCGATCTGAATCTCAAATGGCATTTCAAAGTCTTGACCAAAAGGACCCATATTGAGTTTATTATCTGGGAATGCATTGTTTGGAACTACTATCTTCATGCATTGTTTTTCATCATGTTGATAGAGTGAATACTCGAGTAAGTATACGTCTTTAGTTCTACCTTTCGGTAAAGCACGATAGTATTGAACTTCATGACCAAATAGTGAATTGACCATTAAGTTCAGATCTTTATATAACCTAACAGCTTTATTTACACGATACGGATCCCATGTAGCACCTGTCTTAAATGTTATAGGAGAGGCTGATATATTATCTTGATCTTGTATACTCACATACTCGGATCCACTTAATGCTGGTGCAGGAAATGAATCATATTGCAAGTTGACATTATTAACGGTAACCGGTCCACCAGACATTAGAATATATCTAAATTGGAACCAGAATGATTTTCCGTTTTCGAAAGGGAGAGTATTTAATGATGGAATATTTAGTTCAGAGTATTCGGAGAATGTTTCATTATCGTATGAATATCTGAATTCCTTTTTTAGGATAGTCCCTGGAGCATTCGCTACTAAATTTTCTTGTATAGTAGTGAATGTTTTAGGGTTGGCTATAGGAGCTGCATAAGCTAGTATGACATAATCTCCTGAAGTAATAAGTTCTTGCAAAGCAATATTATATTTTACTATATATTGAAATGCAAGAAAAGTATTCTAAATTTAGAGTGAGGTGAAGTTATTTGAAATATCCTTGACTTCGCAAGATTTTTTCTAAATCAATTAACTCGGCAGTGAAGCTGTCTCCGAATGTTTTAGCAGTATAGTCAAACTCTTTTCTTCCAATTTCCTCTTTTTGACAATACCATTTTATCATTTCTTCAGAAAGACCATTCTTTTTCTTTTCTTCTATGACTTTCTTTTTAGTTTTTGCATAAATCCAAGGCGGAACAGTTTTATACATTCTACTCATATTTGCATGCCAGTAATCAGATGTTGCTGCTGC